CTCTACCGCCGTTATTCATACCTTTCATATCTTTCTTCATTTCTTTTTCCTCAATTTTGGTTTCGGTTTCAGACTTTTTACGTTTCTACCATTTAACTTTATCAGCCCAATACGCCGCACTTGTCTTCCCACGGGCTATATTCTTCGCATGGCGAGCTTTGAAAGACTTACGCTTCATCTTCATGCGTTCAGACTCACCAGCTTTAGGCTTCCCAGCAGTGCCGGAAACAGTGCCTACCTTCTTCCCCTGCTGCCCAAAACGGATAATCTTTTCTTTGCCGTTTTCGCAGGCTTTTACTATGTGTGATTTCTTAGGGTGGGAAGGAGTAGACCGTGGTTTATTGCACGGCATAGCCTTCTTGTTTACTTTTGTTGCCATTACGCCACCTGCTTATTGTTACTAGCAACCATCGGATACAGAACATCCGCACCAAAGTTACCCAGATACTCCTGCACACCCATATGCCCCAGCTTGATTGTCGGGTCTATCCACACCTCAAACCCCGCTTCCCGGGCACGGTCACAGAACAGGAAATCCTCACCTATATAGCCTTCTTCGGTCAATTCAAAGTCAAACAAAGCAGGTACCGTGCGTTCAGACCGGACATCATAGTAAGTCCATTCCGGGTGAAGCTCGCACAGCTTGGTGAACACTTCACGTCTAACCAACATAAACGCCGTCGCTACACGTTCAGCCTTGACGAGACCCATAGCATCCATCGTGATCTGCTTATTCTCATCCTGCGCCAGTCGAGTTATGTACACAGGATCTGTACTGCGTACTCTAGGTACCCCGGCAACGATGTCTCTATGTGGCTCAGAAGCCCACGCCATTAACCGCAGCACGTCTTCAGGCTCAAAATTTATGTCGGAGTCGATAAAAATAAGGTCGGTGCAGTTGGAGTCTATAAAGTCTTGGGCTAGGAGATTTCTAGCTCGGGAAACAACGGAACAGCCACAAACGCTGCCAATTTGGATATCTATGCCATGCTGCGGCGCAACCTGAGTCAACCGCGCCAGAGACACAGCCAGTTTTAGTGATACTTTAAAGTCATAAGCCGGTATAGCTATGAAGAGACTTCTACCGGCTAATGTGTACCCTTTTTGGTTCTGCATATATCACCCGTACATAGCAGTGACAGAGGACGCGCCGTTTATATCAAGGTATAGCCCATTTTCAGCCAAAATACCTTCCCCCGGGATAATTACATTATGAGAACCAACAACATCTGTATTAACAGTAATAATCACACTTCCCGACGCAGCAGAGGCATTATCATAAATTACCAAAGCGGTGCCAGCAGTTTCGACTGTTATATATAAACTTTTCAGCCGGGTTCTATAAGCAACCAAAACGCCATCATCATCAAGATAGCTTGATTTTACATCGTATTGCATACCCATCTCGTTTCTCCAGTAAATAAGGGGGCGGAACCCCGCCCCCGGTTATAAATTGTTACTGGTCAGCGAAAGCAGGTGCAGTAGCCCCCGTCACAGAACCGTATACATACCAGTTCGTGTCGTCTTTTGCGATAACAGTGATACTGGCCGCACCCGGAACATTAACCTGCAACTTGCTGTTTGAGCTTCCGTTTGGGTATACAACCGAGCAACCCGGTGCCGTGTCGTTAAACACTACGTTACCAATAAAGTAATTAGTGTCTGACCCGGTGTCTATAATGAAATCATGCCCATCCGCAGCAAGACCGTTGTAAACGAACTGGAAACACAACCCGGCGACAGGGGCAGGGAGCGTATAAGTGCGGTCAGCCGTTACATCGGGCGTAAAATTAACCCTACCGGCATTAGCAGCGGCAGTAAGGGTGGTATCCGCATCCGTCAACGCAACCGGAGCAGCAACAACGCCAGATATACCAAACGCAGGGCCGGTAGTAACGGTTCCGGTGCTAGAATTGATCGTGATATTTTCAAACCCGTTTTCAGACCGAACCGGGCCATTGAAGGTGGTATTAGCCATCTAAGTTTCCTCGTGTAGTAGCACATTTCCCATACCGTCTCTACTACGTCTGCCAAGCCAGTCGGTATGAGTATTAATCTTGGTTCAATGAGTTATAGCAATTTGATTGGTTGCGGTCAAGAAATAGTTATATTTAGTTATAAAAAAGGGGGCCGAAGCCCCCTCCTAAACCTATACAGAAAGGTTTATGCTGCGCCTTCCGAGCCGTACATGCCCAGCGGGTCAGACCAACCGAACGAATAACGCTCACGGCTCTTGTAACGGACGTTTCCGGTATCAAAGTCCCCGTCCATCGAAGTACCCAGAGGAGCACGAATGAAGTGCTTCAGGCCATTCGGAACGTCAGTCTTGAGGAACCAAGCGTCGGTGTCGGTCAGGAAGTTGTTGACCGTGTAGCCTTCCGGTATCGACCCATTGCTCTTGATAGCGTTGATGTCGTTATCGGCGGTGCTAACACGCAGCTCCGTTTCCAGCAGTCGGGTAGCAACAAACATCAGTGACGGCGGGACAATCAGCTTACGGGGTTTAGCCGCAATCAGCAGTCCGCGCTCGTCCGTCCAAGCTGCAATCTGAATTACCGCCGCCTCAAGGGAGGTTTCGTTCAGATCAGCCGCCGTAGACGGGATGTTGGAGTTGGTGCCACCGGAAACCAGCGGATGCGAAGCACTGAACAACGGCTGACCGTCGCCACCCTTATAGTCGGTGTCGAAGCCGTTATTAAGCACCGCAGCAGCCTTGGTCTGCTTGGTGTACGCCATAGCACGAGCCAGCGCCTTTGTATAACGAGACGACAGAGAGTCGTACAGGTTATCCTCAATAGCCTCTTCAGTAATGGAGAAGCCAAGAGCAATGGTCTCGTGGGTATAGCGAGCCGTCCATGCTTCCTGCCCGTTGTCATAGGCGATAGCAGAACCTTCGTTCTTCACCGGAGCAGCGGAGAAGCCAGACAGCTTGGTTTCCTCTTCAAACGAACGCTCAGAGGTTTCGGTTTCAAAGATCTCCTTGTGCTGTTCGCCATAACGGGCATATTCCAGACCGAAAAGGGCGTTCAAGCCGGGGAGCAGTTCTTTAAGTAGTTGTGCGCGTGAAATTGCCATGTTTTATCTCCTTATACACCAGTCGGGTTATAATACTGGTGCATACCGGCGTTCCACTTCACAATTACTTCTGTGTAGGAACCGGGGTCTCCAGCAATAGCAGTATCAGGCACAACATCAATGATACGCACCGGGAACGTCGAAGTGGTGCCTACAGCATCATCAATACCGACCTGTGAGTTGCCAGTAATAGTAGAACCCGTATTCTGAGCCAGAACAGCGTTGTTACCAACAGCCGTGCGGTTTACATACGTAACCGTGGTCGAGTCGTGAGCCGCGCACACAGCCACTTTAAACAGCGCATCGGGGTCGTCCAGAACATACGCCTGAATATCGGCGGCAGTTACACTACCGGGATAATACTGACGGAATGTCTTACCGAAGGTAGCATCTGTGTAAGTACAGCCCAGAAACACACCAACGGGGGTAGCAGCGTTCGTGCCGGTATCCTTGCTCAGATCACCGTCGCTGTTCAGCTTCACCACATCACCATAATAAATGGCCGTAGCGGAACCAGAAGCAATCGGAATAAGCCGAGTAGAACCAGCAAAAACCTGCCCACCGATCAAATTGATCGGGATAAGCCCATACGGGCTTGTTACGGAAGGATATGCCATCTTAACTTCTCCTAAATATTAAATTTATTTGCCTTTACCAAAAGACACCGAAGTTCTCTTTTCATTGATCAGCGGCATTCTTTGGTCGTTTTCGCGCATGAAATTGTTGTCCACAGACTCCATCTGAGACCTATTTTTATCAGAAAAATACCTCTTTCTCTGCTCCATAAGCTCTTCCGGGATCTTGCAAAGTAACAACCCACCAATTTCAACGCAATCCGTGAACTGACTATTTGGGACCGGCAGCAAGTGCATACGTGGCTGCTCTTCTATCCTCACAGGCTCCCAACCTTCTCTCAGCTTTGCGGACAAGTTGTTAGCGTCGGGGGTGTTTTGGGTGGATATACGTATCCACTTATATGCATACCCCGGCTGCTTATCCGGTTCCGGCAAAAGTGAAGCCGGTTGCCATGATTTAGGACGCTCGTGCGAAGTCCGTCGGTCAAGTTCTCGGGTTACTTCTTTTCTTTCATTAGCCATTGTTGTTCTCCAGTTTCAAAACTTCTTTTACGTACTGTTCAGGGGTCAAATTAAGTCTTTTTGCCAAAGCCACAGCAGAGGCTGTCAATTTGACTTTTTTCGAGCCTGTACTTCGGGAAGCCGGAGCGACAACAGTAGCTGGCTTATTTGGTGTACGTACCGCCGGTTTTTCATACTCGGCAGTAGTTTGGATATGTTCATCGTCCTCAAACATTTCAGGGAACCGACGCCTCATAGAGTCGTCAATTTCCTTCCAGTATCTGTCGGTTCCGACGAATTCCTGACCATGTTGCTTGGCTAGTTTTTGATGTAGCCCAAAAGCCATCAAAGTCATATCTTCATGGTCAGGATGCCCGTACCATGTATTACGTTGGGTCCATTCAACAGTTCTTTTGTCAAACTGTGGAGTTTGTGCCACCGTTTGTTCTATATCTATACTATTTTCTTCCGGTTGTAAAGACGGTTTGTAACTATTTATTTGTTCGGAACGTATTTTTGCCGCAGTCAGCGCCTCCTGCGCGGCGACAACAGCTTCCGCATCCCCAGCTTCATACGCCTCTTTATAGGTTCTTTTAGCGGCTGCAAGCTCCATATCAGCGGTATGTTTATAAGAATCAACAAGAGTCTGCTCCCCCTTAGTGAGAGTGGCTTTGAGAGACTTATTTTCATCAAGAAGTTTTTTAGCTACTGCTATAGCTTCCTGTTGTTCCCTAAGAGCACGTTCTTTCTCCCTGCGCTCGTCGTGGTACACCTTCTTGTACTGCACAATCTTGTTTTTTACCGATTCAGAGTATTCATCCAACTCGTCTTTATCGAGTTCCTGAACAATCTCTTTCGGCATCGGTGTACGGTTACGATCTTGTGGAGGAGTATCGTCCTCGACTTCAATCTCTAATTTCAACTCGTCTTCATTTTCGTCGATAACTTCTTCATTTAATTGGTTTTTTTCTTGAAGTGCCATATGTGCCTCCTTTTAGGCTCTGGAGATGCCACGCGGATCGTCCACAACTCCTTCCACGCAGTCATCGTTAATGATGCGGAACTCCCGCCCATGTATCTTTACCCGGGTACCGGTATGTGGTCTAACAAGGATAAAATCCCCTTCTTTGCACCACGGACCAGACGGGAACCGAGCTTCATCTTTGTAACAATCCGGCCCCATCTTAATTACGAACAACACCGTAGTCAGAAGCTCTTCGTACTCCAACGTCTTGCTTGATTTGACGATACCGCTGTCGTAGGTCTCATCTATTTCTGGCAACGCACAAAGAATGCGATATCCTGACGGATCAGGTAGCTGCTTTGCTTTTTGCTCCGAAGTTTCCGGCAGTACAGTCGTTGCATCAATGTTGTTTGGGTCCGTCCCAATCACCAACTCAGTCATCATCTCTCTCCAGTTTGACCGCTGTTTCTATGATTATGTTTTTCGCTATAAGCAGGCCACGAATAATCCCGCACGAAAATTTATAATCCCCGAACTCTTTTGCCTTTCCGAGCGACACATCATCTACTTGTATTAGACGCTGCTCTTCAAGTTTGTCTGAAATATACTTCAGTATGTCGTTACTCATTTACTCTCCTGTAGGTTGTGGTGAACTTTGTGTAGACTGAATCTGGTCCGCCTCTCTTGCTGCATCAAGGACCAGCTTCATTGCTTCTTGTTTCTGTTTTGCTTCGAGATTTGCTCTATCTGTGGCGATTTTGGCTCCCACCTGCATACCTGCGATGCGTTCCTGTGAATTAATACGCTCTTCTTCCAGCTCCAGTCGATCAGCCTTGTCTGCTACATCCGCCATAGCTTTCTTCTCACGGAGGGCAAGGTCTCTCTCACGAAGTTCCATCTCTTTCTGCTGCATTTGTATAAGCGGGTCTTGCATCTGCTGCTGTATCTGCTGTTGTTGTGCTTCCGCTTGATTCTTCTGAAGCAACTGCTGTGCCGCCATCGCTGCGAGTCTGGAAATCTGGACTTCTGTATCCTCATCCATCTCAGCATTGGGCGGCGGGTACGGAACACCGAGCTGTTCTTCTATCTGTTTGCGATATTCAAACGCCACGTGTTCTGCAATATGCGCCTGCAACGCGCCTAACATTGACTGCGCCTGCGGGTTCTGGCCTATCAACTGCATTATCTTGGGGTCTTGCGTTGCTGCCATATGAACCGTGATATGGGCTTGGTGATCCTGATATATAAAAGCCTTTAACGGTTTGTTATTAAGCACATCCATATTCTCGGATACCGGGTCACGCGGCTTCTGGTCATCTGCCCCAACCGGAACCAGCTTAGTAACATTCTTCGCCCCCAGCACCTCCAGCATCTGTCTGTGCAGGTATGGCATGTCGTATATCTGCGGGGCTGACTGCGCTA